CAAACGCCGTTATGGCGTTGTCGGTGTCGAGGGTGAATGTAGTCATTGGGATTGTCCTTTCTATCGGTTCATGCCGGCGAGTTTCCCGTCGGCAGTAATGTGCAAGTCCTTGTAGTAGCCGCTGTGCAGCCTCACCCATCCAAAAGGTGTGGCCTGTTCGTACCGCGCGGCGATGCGGCTCAGCTTCAGGCGAAGCGTGCCGTTGGGGAACTCCTTCTGGAGATGGCCCCAGCGGTCGAGCTTCCAGCCGTTCTGTGTGGCCCAGGTGACGAGTTCTTCGCGGGTCATCGTCAGTAGTCCAGTCCTTTCGCATCGACGGCGCTGCGGTCGCCCAGGGCGGCCAGCACGTAGGCGAGCTCCTGGCTGACGTGGCCAAGGTCGCCGGTGTAGCCCCAATTGGTTGGGTCGAGGCGCTCCCTCATTTCGTGCTCGTCGAGCCTGATGGCGATGCGCTTAAGCAGGTCGCGGCAATCGGTGAGGCGCTCGGCGTAGCAGGCGGCGGCGGTTTGTTTGGCTTTGGTGTTCCTCATGGCGAACCCATTCATCACTCGGCTTCCGATTAGAAGCAAGGCGAATGATCGAAAGGCCGCAAAGAATCTTCAATGGCGCTGCTGAGTCTCCGCGGGTACGCCAAACACCGTGGCGTGAGCCTCGCGGCGGTGCAGAAAGCGATCCGCTCGGGGCGGATCGGGACAACTGAAGACGGCTCGATTGACACTGATCGCGCGGACGCGGATTGGAGTGCCAAGACGCGACCAGGTCAGAAACGGCGTTCGCCGGCTCCGACGCTTGTTGCGCCAGTGGTTCCGTTTGTGGAGCCACAGCGAAGTGATCCGGGTGGCGCCGGAGGCCTTGATTACTTCCGGGCCCGTGCCATCCGCGAGAGCTACCTGGCGCGGCTGGCCAAGATCGAGTTCGAGGAGAAAACGGCGAAGCTGATCAGCCGTGATGAAGTGCAGGTCGCGGCGTTCACCAAGGCGCGCACCGTGCGCGACAGCCTGCTCAACATTCCCGACCGGCTGGCGGCCACACTGGCCGCTGAGGCCGAGGCAGAGAAAGTCCACCAGATGCTGACTGTGGAGATTCGAAAGGCGCTTGATGAACTCGCTGGCGCAGACCGCGACTGAGGTCTACAACGAAGCCTTCGACTCGGGGCTCCGGCCGGATCCGTTGCTCACGGTGTCTGAGTGGGCGGATCGTTACCGGCGGCTGTCGGGCAAGTCGGCCAGCGAACCGGGACCGTACAGGACGGATCGGACGCCGTACTTGCGCGAGATCATGGACGCGCTATCGCCGCTGTCCAACGTCGAGCGGGTCGTGGCGACCAAAGGCGCCCAGCTTGGGTTTACTGAAGCCGGGAATAACTGGGTCGGCTACGTCGTCCACAAGTCGCCCGGACCGATGATGTTGGTCCAGCCGACCGTCGAGATGGCCAAGCGCAACTCGAAGCAGCGGATTGATCCGCTGATCGAGGAGAGTGGGCCGTTGCGGCAACTGGTGAAGAGTCCGCGGTCGCGAGACTCCGGCAACACGGTCCTGTCGAAGGAGTTTCCCGGCGGCGTGCTGGTGATGACGGGCGCCAACTCCGCGGTGGGGCTGCGCTCGATGGCGGTGCGGTACCTGTTTCTGGATGAGATCGACGCCTACCCGGGCGATGTCGACGGCGAGGGCGATCCCATCAACCTGGCCTTCGCGCGGACGAGGACTTTTGCGCGGCGCAAGGTGTTCATGGTGTCGACGCCGCTGATCACGGGCTTGAGCCGGATCGAGGCGGCCTTCGCCGAAAGCGACCAGCGCCGATTCTGGGTGCCGTGCCCGCACTGCGGGGAGTTCCAAGTGCTCCGGTTTGAGCGGCTGCGATGGCCCAAGGGCGAGCCGCAGAAGGTCGCCTACCTCTGCCTCGCTTGTGAGCAGCCGATCTTCAACCACCACAAGGCCGCGATGCTGCCGCGTGGCGAGTGGCGGCCGGAGGCCGTGGGCGACGGGCGCACCCGCGGCTATCACCTGTCGAGCCTGTACAGCCCGGTGGGCTGGTACGGGTGGGACAGGGCGGCAGATGACTGGGAGAAGGCTCAGAAGGACGTCGAGAGGTTGAAATCGTTCGTGAATCTGGTGTTAGGCGAATCCTGGCAGGAGCGCGGTGACGCACCCGACTGGCAGCCGCTCTATGACCGACGAGAGGACTACGCGATTGGCACGGTGCCCAAGGGCGCCCTGTTTCTCACCGCCGGCGCCGATGTCCATCCGAACCGGATCGAAGTGGAAGTGGTCGCCTGGGGACGCGCAAAGGAGTCCTGGTCGGTGGACTACCGCGTGCTGATGGGCGATACCGCCCGGCCCGAAGTGTGGCGGCAACTCGACGCCGTGCTGGACGAGGAGTTCCCGCATGTCAGCGGCCTCCGGTTGCCGATCCGCGTGCTTTGCATCGACTCGGGCTACAACCCGCGCATCACTTACGACTGGGTGCGCGGCCATCCACAGGCATCCTGGGGTCCGGCAGGTGCCCGGGCGTCGCATCCGAAGACGGCTGTCGCAGTGAAAGGCACAGCTCGGACCGACCGGCTGATCCTCGGGGCCTCGCCAATCGACGCCGGCAAGCGGCGGGGAACGCGGCTGTGGACGCTGGGCACGCCGGTAGCGAAGTCGGAACTGTACAGCCGGTTGCGATTGGTTCCGCCGACAGCTGAGAGTGGCGAGCCGTACCCGGCTGGCTACTGCCACTTCCCGCGCTACGAGGAAGAGTACTTCCGGCAGCTGACCTCGGAGAGCTTCATCAAAGGCCACTGGGTGTTGGGCGCCAACACGAGGAATGAGGCACTCGACGCGAGAGTCTATTCGCGGGCGGCTGCTTCGATCCACGGCATCGACCGTTTCACGGAACGGCACTGGCGGGAACTTGAGACCCAATTCGATTCGGCGCGTGAGTCGATGACTGCTGCCGCAGCCGGCGATCCGCCGCCGGAAGCAGGAAATGTGAGTGCACAACGCGGCCTTCCTGGCCGGCGAATCATCCGAAGCCGATTCCTTCAAAACTGACAATGCCTTACACCGAACAGCAACTGCAGGCGCTTCGCGACGCCCTGGCCAGTGGTGTGCGCAAGGTGCGGTTCGCCGACCGCGAGATGGAGTTCCGGGATGTGGCCGAACTGAAACAGGCGATCGCCACGGCTGAAGCGGATCTGGCCAGAAGCGGCGGGACACCAGTCGCCCGCCAGATCCGAGTCTCCACGGGGAAGGGCTTCTGAATCGATGGCGTTGCTAGCTCGATTGAAGCAGGCACTCACCTGGCGCCCGCGGATGGCATCCGGCTATGAGGCGGCGGCCACCAGTCGCCGCACTTTGGGCTGGTTGGCGGCCTCGAGCGACGTCAACACGCTGGTGTTCGGAGGGCTGGACACGTTGCGGTCCCGCTCGAGGGACATGGTGCGGCGCAATCCCTGGGCGACCAACGCGCTGGACGCCTTCGTCGCTAACTGCGTGGGCACGGGCATCAAGCCGCAGTCGCTCTTTCGCGACGCAGCGGTCAGGGAGCGCATTCAGAAACTCTGGCTGCGGTGGACAGATGACGCCGACGCCAGTGGCCTGACCGATTTCTACGGACTGCAGGCGCTGGCCTGCCGGTCGACGGCAGAGGGCGGAGAATGCCTCATTCGGATCCGGCCGCGTCTGGCCAAGGACGGCCTCAGCGTGCCGCTGCAGCTGCAGCTTCTCGAAGGCGAGCATCTGCCTACAAACGAGAACCGGCGTCTGGAAAACGGCAATTTCATTCGCGCCGGGATTGAGTTCAACGCCATCGGCAAACGGGTCGCCTATCACCTCTACCGGCAGCATCCGGGCGACTCGCTGCACCCGATGGCGTCGACAGAACTGGTTCGCGTGCCGGCGGAATCCGTGTTGCACCTGTTTCGGCCGATCCGCCCAGGTCAGCTGCGAGGGCAGCCTTGGCTGACCCAGGTCCTGGTGAAGCTGCACGAACTTGACCAGTACGATGACGCCGAACTGGTCCGCAAGAAGACGGCGGCGATGTTTGCCGGCTTCATCGTGAAGAACTCGCCTGAGGATCAACTGCTCGGCGAAGGTACGGCGGACTCGAACGGCACCGCTCTGGCCGGCCTTGAGCCGGGCACACTGCAGGTTCTATTGCCGGGTGAGGATGTGAAGTTCTCAAGCCCGGCTGATGTCGGCGCCAGCTACGAGACCTTCATGCGGGTGCAGTTGCGTTCGATCGCGGCGGGCATCGGGATCACCTACGAGCAGTTGACCGGCGATCTGACCGGCGTGAACTATTCTTCGATCCGTGCTGGCCTGCTCGAATTTCGCCGGCGTTGCGAGCAGTTCCAGCACCAGGTGCTGGCCTTCCAGTTGTGCCAGCCCGTGTGGCGGCGGTGGATTCAGGCGGCGGTGCTTTCTGGTGCCCTGCCGAATGTGGGGGATTTGTCGGCGTATTACGAGGTGAAGTGGATCCCGCCCGGTTTTGCATGGGTCGATCCGCTCAAAGACATCAAGGCCCAGATGATGGCTGTGCGCGCCGGATTCAAGAGCCGCTCCGAGGTCGTCTCCGAGCAGGGCTATGACGCTGAGGCGATTGACCGCGAGATTGCCGTCGACAACCAACGGGCCGACGCGCTGGGCCTGAGCTACGACACCGATCCGCGGCCCGAAGAGCCACAGACAGCCGACGAGAGCGACCAATGACCAACCGACGTGACGAACTCCTGCGCCTGTTCGGCGCGAAGCCTCTTCTCATCGAGGCGTCCAAGCTTGATGCTGCCTATGCCGCACGGAGGCCGTATGGTTTTGAGGACGGTGTCGCCATCGTGGATGTTGCCGGCGTGCTCGCCAACGAGCCGTCCCTGTTTGAGTCCTTTTTCCTTGGCGCAACGGCCTACGGCCAGATCCTGGATGAAGTCGAGCAGGCCATCGCGGATCCCGAGGTGCGCGGGATTCTGCTGCGCATCAATTCACCCGGTGGCGATTCGGACAACGCTTTCGAGACTGCGGCGGCGCTGAGCCGACTCGCCGAGCAAAAACCGATCTGGGCTGTGTCCGATAATAGCGCCTTCAGCGCAGCTTATCTGCTGGCCTCGGCCGCCGCGAAAATCTACGTGCCCGAATTCACCGGCGGCGTCGGCAGTGTCGGCGTCTATGTCGAGCATGTCGACTGGAGCGAGTACAACCACAAACTCGGCGTGAAAGTCACCTACATCGCCGAGGGCGAAGGCAAGACCGCCGGCAACCCCAATGAGCCACTGTCGGATGCCGCACGCAGTGCCCTCAGCGCCGAGGTGGCCCGGCTCTACGGACTGTTTGCGGGCGCTGTCGCCCGCGGACGGGGCCTCACCGAGGGGGCTGTCCGTGAGCTCGGCGCGGCTCTCAAGTATGGTCCGGAGGCAGTAGCAGCGGGCCTCGCCGACCGGACCGGAACGTTTCGCGACGCGTTGGCCGGCTTGATCGCTGCAACCCGGAAGTCGGCGCCGATTGCGACTCCCATCATCTCAACCCACCCAGGAGGCAAAATCATGCAACAGGAAACCGGGCAGGCGGAGGCGGTCCAGGCCGCCGCGCCCGAGCCCACCATCGACATCGAAAGCATTCGCGCCGAGGCTCAGCGCCATGGCTACGCGGACGCCCAGGAGATCGTCGAACTCTGCGCGCTGGCCGGCATGCCGGGGCGTGCACCAGCGCTGCTGGCTCGCCAAGCCACGCCGGCTGAAGCCCGCCAAGCGCTCATTGAGGCGCGGGCTGCCGAAGACAACCGTGAAATCGACTCGCACGTCATGCCGGACTCGGGCACCCGTGCAACCAGCAATCCCGAAAACAACCCCGTGCTGAAGGCCGTCGAACGGCTGGCCGTCGCGGGGAAAGGAGGAATCTAACCTATGCCTGTTCAGACCGAATCGAAGCGCTTGGGCGACTGGCTCAAGTGGGAAGCTGAAAACCAGTACAGCCGGGATATCGTTACGATCCTGGCGGGCAGCGGAGCCGACCGCGTGCTCACGACCGGAATGGTGCTCGGCCGCGTCACCAAAGGCTCGGCAGTTGGCGCAGCCGTCGCGGGCAACACCGGCAACGGAACCATCACCGCGGCACCGACGGTCGGCCAGGCCGCCAAGCCGGGCGTCTACCGTGCGGTCTGCATCGAGCCCGCCACCAATGGTGGGAAGTTCTCAGTCGAGGATCCCGATGGCATTCTCGTCGGCATTGCCGC